AAAACAAGATTTAAGTAAGACTGAAAGAAAATCATCGACTCTGAAAAGAGAATTAAAGAATTATAAAGATTAAAAAATTGATTAATTTATTAATTATAATAATATAATTAATAATATAAAAATGGAACTTAATACACATCAAAAAGAATGTATTAGTAATATAAAAAAAATATTTTATGATGATGAAAAGAATGGATTAATTAAAATGTTTTGTGGTAGTGGTAAATCATTTGTTATTTATCATTCTATATTAGAATTTGGTAGTAATTTATCAGTAATAGTTGTACCTAGTATTAATTTGATTTCACAATTTAATAATGATTATTTATTTGATGAAAAAATGAAAGATTATAATGAAAGAAAATTTAAAAAAGAATTTGATATAATGACAATTTGTTCTAAAAATGAGCTAAAAGAAAAAGAGTTTTCTAAAGAAATAAATCTTACAACTGAACCAGAAAAAATTACAGATTTTTTATTAAATGATGATGATAAATTAATTCTTATAACTTATCAAAGTCTCGAAACTTTATTTGAAATTTTAGAAGAAAATAGTATTAATGTAGATTTAATATGTTTTGATGAAGCACATCATATATGTGGGGATAAAACTAAAGAATTATTATTTGAAAATGAATATGTAGATGAATATGTAGATAAAATGTTATTCTTTACAGCAACACCAGTTAATAAAAATAATATTTGTATGTATAATCCCCCTACTGAAATTACAATTAATAATGAAAACTATGAAATTATTGATGATAATAATAGTTTTATTGATGATGAGTATGATAAATATGATGAATATGATGAAGAAATATCACATTGTGGAAGTATGATATATGAATACATGCATAAAAGAGGTGTTTATGATAACATATTAAATGATTTCCAAGTTAGAGTAGATTTATATACTGAAAATACAGATAAATCAGTATTTGAAGCAATATCAAGATCTATTTTAGAAACAGGTAATTCAAGAGTTTTAACATTTCATTCAAGAAGTGAAACTGAAAGTGATAAAGGAACAAATGTTAATGATTTTTCTAAAAAATCAAACTTAACTAAATTTAAGAAAATTTTTGATAAGGTTCAAAAATTAGAATTTCCTGAATTAAAAGATAAATATACAAATATTTATTTTGAAGGTATAACTGCTTCTACACCTAATAGAATAAAAGTATTAGATAATTTTGATGAAACTAAAGATAATGAAATATTTATATTAGCATCTTGTAAAACAATTGGTGAAGGTGTAGATACTAAGAATGCTAATATGGTTTGTTTTGTTGATTCAAAACAAAGTTATGTTGAAATAGTTCAAAATATTGGGCGTATATGTAGAAAGAATAAAAATACTAAACAAAAAGCAACTGTATTAATTCCAGCATGGGTTGATAAAGAAAAATATAAAGATTGTAAAGGTAATCCAAAAGAAAGAGATAAGTTAATTCGTGAAGATATGAATAAAGGAGGAAATTTTAATGGTATATTAAATGTACTTAGTGCATTAAGACAAGAAGACCCATATATATTTGAATTATGTTTGAAATATCCGGAAGTATATACATTAAAAGAATTAAAAGATAATTTTAAGAAAGAAGGATTAGAATTGAATGATAAGAAATATGATATAAAAGAAGTTCTAAAAAAATATAATGCCAAATTTGATAATGAAAAAACAGAAGAAGAAAATTTTAATAAATTATCAAAACAATTAGATGTAAATGTTCAAATAACAAATCAAAAAATATTAGATGAAGATATTATAATTGATAATAAATCAGATGATTGGTTATATTTTGTAAAAACAGAAGATAATAAATATATGATATCTAATACTAAAGAAAAAATAAAGAAAAAAGAAAAAATAGATAGACCTCATAGAAATATTAAACCATTTTGTCATGTAAATCCTAATGTAGAAGTATTATGGGATTTTACAAGTAATGTTAATTTGGATAAAGGTATTTTTGGTGGATTTATTGAAGCTACCGTTAAAGTTGATAGTGAAGCAATGTGGATTGAGAAATTAGAGTTAGTTAAAAAATATATTGATGAAAATAAAATAAGACCATCAATTAATGGAAAAGATAAAAATGCTAAAACATTAGGATTATGGATTCATACACAACGAATGAAATATAAAAAAACAATAATGATTATGAAAAATATAAAAATCAAAAAATTATGGGAAAATTTTTTAAAGAGTCATGGTAATTATATAGAAACAATTGATGAACATTGGAATAATATGCTTGATAAATGTATTATATATATTGAAGAAAATAATAAAAGACCATCGTCTACCGATGATAATAAAAATGTGCAAATACTTGGATCATGGATAACTCGACAAATAAAAAATTACAAAAATAAATGTCATATAACAAATAATAATAGAATAAAATTTGAAAATTTTATAAATAAATATAAAAAATATTTTTTAGATAATATAGAAGAATGGCAAAATAATTTAAATATGGTAGAAAAATATATAATTGATAATAAAAAATTTCCATCACTTGAAGATAAAGATTTAAAAAATAAAAAGTTAAGTATTTGGTTAAGAAGACAGCCTAAAAATTATAATGAAAAAAAACATATTATGGAAGATAAAAATATTCGTTTTATTTGGGAAAAATTTATTGAAAAATATAATTTTAAAACAAATAAAGAAATATGGATTAATAATTTAAATTTATGTCAAAAATATATTGATGATAATAAAAAAAGACCAGCGTCTGAAAATAAAGATAAAAATATTGCAAAATTAGGTTCATGGATAACAATGCAAATAGGAAATTATAAAAATTATAAAAAAGGATTAGTAAATTGTGATGATATAATAAAAAAATTATGGGAATCATTTATTATAAAATATAAAGAATTTTTAAGAAATGATGAAGAAACATGGTTTTATAATTTAGACTTAACTAAACAATATATAGATACACATAAAAAAAGACCAGCGTCTGAAAATAAAGATAAAAATATTGCAAAATTAGGTTCATGGATATTAAATCAAAATAATAATTATGCAAAAAATGATAGAGCAATGAACAATATTAAAATAAAAAATGCATGGGAAGAATTTATCGAAAAATATAAAATATATTTTTTGAGTAATGAAGAAGATTGGAAAAATATGTTATTAGATGTAAAAAAATATATTGATGAAAATAAAAAAAGACCAAGTGGTAAACAAGATGGTGAATCTGGAAAATTAGGTAAATGGATATATCATCAAATAAAAAATTATAGTTTAAATGAACAAATCATGAAAAATGATAATATACGTAAAGAATGGAAAGAATTCATTGAAAAATATAATATATATTTTTTGAGTAATGAAGAATATTGGAAAAATATGTTATTAGATGTAAAAAAATATATTGATGAAAATAAAAAAAGACCAAGTACACGAGATGAAGAATTTGGAAAATTAGGGAATTGGATATCTCATCAAATAAAAAATTATAGTTTAAATGAACAAATCATGAAAAATGATAATATACGTAAAGAATGGAAAGAATTTATTGAAAAATATAATATATATTTTTTGAGTAATGAAGATGAATGGAATTTAAAATTAGAATCAGTTAAAAAATATATTGATGAAAATAAAAAAAGACCATCATCTAAACATAAAAATAAAGAAATTTCAGTTCTTGGTATTTGGTTAGTATCTCAAAATAAAATATATGAAAAAAATATTGAAATTATGAAAGAACCAGACATAAAAAAGAAATGGGAAGAATTCATAACTGAATATCAACAATATTTTTCAGATAATTCAGCAATTCAAAAACCTACTAAAAAATCAACAGATATTAAACCTAAAAAAGATAAAGAAATAAAAGAAACCGATGAACAAAAGAAACAAAGAAAAATTTCAGAGTATCAAGAACTAACAAAAAAGATGTCAATACAAAAATCAGATAATACAAATAAGATGTTTAAAGATAAACCTGAATTGTGGGAACAATATCACGAAGCAAGAGATTTTAGTTTTCAAGGATATGAACAAGATGAAATACCAGTTAATAAAATAATAAGTTATTTAGAAACTAAGAAAAATCATAGATTAAAAATACTAGATTTAGGATGTGGTAGAAATCTTATTAAAGAACATTTCAAAGATAATAAAAAATTTACAATTACTGGATATGATCATATATCTTATAATGGATCTAAGATTTCAGATATTAGTAATTTAGAAGATGAAGAAGAAGATACAATTGATGTATGTATATATAGTCAATCATTAATGGGTAGTAATTGGAAAGAATATTTAGATGAAGGTAAGATAGTATTAAGATATAATGGAGAAATGATTATATCAGAATCAAGCGAAAGATATGAAATTATTAAAAAATATCTAATTGAAATTGATATGAAAATAATTAAAGAAGAATATAATGAGTATAAAAGATGGTTTTATATTAATGTAATAAAACAATAATTTAATTTCTTTTATATTGAATAAATAAAACTATATAAAATTTTTATGATTATATAAAAAAGAACAATATGAAATTATTGATAAAAATATGACTGCTTTAGAATTAGATAAAGATTATGTAATTGTTTTATATGTACTTGATAATGATAAACCTAAACAAGATAAAATTTTAGAACTCATACCAGATATCTGTAAGTATTTTAGTTTTACTGCTATTATCTATATTATAAAAGAATCTTATAATTTTTAATTATAACGCCATATAAATCCATATGCTGTTTTTATTTTACTATTACAACATTTAATAATATTACCAGATTGTTTAATTTTTAATTCATCTAATGTATCTTTTATACAATCATATGATTTGATTAATTTTAAATTTAAATCATATTTACTAATTTTTTTAGCAAGTGAATATCGTACATTTTCTTTTTGTGATATAATTTCTAAATTTTTATAATAATTATTTTGTTTATTTTTATCTAAATGATTAATTACTTTTTCTGTTTCATATGCTTTTATAAATTTATATGCAACTATACGATGAATATGTAATTTATGAGCTATTTTATTATTATCGATTAATATTATTTTTTCATAATTATTATCTAATTTTACAGTTTTCATTATTTGTTGTGTTTTTAAATTTAATATTCTACCATAATTAGATATTGAATAATTTATAAAAATATTATCAAAAAAAGTATTTATAATTTCAAATTTTTCATCTGGTTTAATTAAATCATTATTTATATCAAAATATTTTATATCATCGATTAATTTATCTTCTAATTTATAATAAAATCCATTTAATATTTTTTTAGATTTAGATAATTGTTGAATCTTACTTGAAAAATTAATATTATTATCTTTTCTACATTCTGCAATTGATTCATATGTTTTAACTAATAAATTATTACTATCAAACTTATATACTTTTGTTAGTTTATTTTTCATATTTATATTATTTTCATATGCGTTTTTAATATTTTCAGATTGTGAAATATATCTTAAATTTGAAATATGATTATTTTTTTTATTTCCATCAATATGATCGATAATACAATTTTCTTTAATTTCTAAAAAATTATTTGCAACTAAATTATGAATTGTTTTATGAACTAATTTATTATTCTTAAATAATGAAATAGAAATGTATCCGTCTACCCTATTACATATAGATTTAAGTTTATTATTTTTTATAGATTTAACATTACCATAATTTGAAATTTCATATAAATTTTCGTAATCTTTTAGTGGTTTATATATTTCAGTCATTATAATTATATATAATCTTTTCTTTAAATATAAAATTCATAGGTAGGATAAACTGTAAATCAGGTGTAAGACTTGTTTAGTGCGATGGAATAGAGATTGTAATGGTGCAACAAATATCTATAAGATAGCAAAAAACGCAATAAATAAAAAACTGCGTCCTAGTTATCTTACTAGAGGCAATATATCAGGCGTATTAGACGATACGCTAAAAACATAATTTACACGCTTTGTAATAAGCAAACCGTTTTGTTTTTAATTGTGAACGTTGTTCCATTTTAAATCTTCACGGGTGTAAAGGTTTAATATAAATAGATTAATACGGAACTCGAAATTTTGTTGTATTATTAATTGGTTTGAAATATTTAGTATAATTTTTTATAACATAATCTACAGATTTATCTTTGGCTTTTGGATATAAATATAGTTCATATGCATCTTGAGATAAAGTACTTGATAAAGTGGCTAATATATTAGGATCATTATCAAAATCTGTAAAAAATGTTTTATATTTTTTAGTATTTTTATTAGGTAACTTTACATATTTATGTGTCTTATCTTTGTAAATGATGACTACATTTTTTCCAGAAGCTAAATTAGACCAAAACTTTTCAAGTTCTATAGCTTTACCCCAAACTGTTTCAGGATCATTTTGCATTTCTAAAACTCTTTTCGATACTTTTTTCGATACTTTTTTCGATACTTTTTTCGATACTTTTTTCGATACTTTTTTCGATACTTTTTTCGATACTTTTTTCGATACTTTTTTTGATACTTTTTTTATTTTATTAGCAATCATATTATATATAAATATATAAAATATGTATTAAATAAAAAAGACATAAAAAGAAATATTTTTAATTTAAATTAATGAAATTAAAAATTAGAAGAAGTATTAAAGATGATATTGATAAAATTTATGATTTACATAATAAATGTTTTGAACCTGGTGATCAATGGTATAAAAGTTATATAATTCAATATCTTGAAAATTCTTTTGTTATAGAAAATATTGAAACAAAAGAATTATTTGGTGTTCTATTACAAGGACCTATTGTTGCTTTTAATTTAAATGAAACATTTGAACTAATAAATAAAAGTGGTGAAATTTTTAAAGATCAGAAACTTTATTTAGAACCAATACAAGGAATAACAATGTTATGTGTTCATCCAGATTTTAGAAATAAAGGTCTAGCTTCAAAATTAATTGAATTACATTTAAAAGAACATAAAAATGAATTAATTTGTTTACACACACGTAAAAGCAA